AGTCGTTATGTAAAACCAGAGTTATATTCTCAGTCTGGACCAAAAGATCTCGCAGAGATACAAGATGGTCAAGCTGTCATTAACTCGGTTAAAAATATTTTAACTACAACACCAGGTCAAAAACTACTTAATCCACTTCTTGGGTTAGACTTTAGAAGCTATCTATTCGAACCTATCAATACAACGACATCATATTTTCTTAATGAGTTCATTTATTTAAATTTAGGTGTGCAAGAGCCTCGTATTCTTCTCAATACTGTTAGTGTTAAAGGATTGCCTGAAGAAAACCAATATAACATTGAAATTGAGTTTAGGATACCACAACTCGATATCAATAATTTATCCTTAAACGCTACACTCAATAAAGATGGCTACGTTGTTGTATAACAATGCCACTAGATTAAATATACACAATGAGCCTTCAAGATTTTACAGACTATAGCCTTCCCAAGAACGCTTATCTCACTTTTGATGCTAGTTCTCTTAAGACATTAATTATTGATAGGCTTAATGAAAACGAAACATTTACAGATCAAAATTTTGAAGGTTCGAACTTCAGTGCGTTTATCGATGTTGTAGCATACATGTATCATGTTTTACTTTTTCAGCTTAACACAACCTCTAATGAATCAACATTTAGTACAGCTACTATTTATGAGAATATGAACAAGCTTGTATCCACAATTGGATACAACCCTCTCGGCGATCAAACATCATTAGTTAATATATCTCTATCTGCTGCAGATTTAGCTTCTAACGTATATACAGTTCCACGTTTTAGCTCAGTAGCGGCTAATGGAGAAACCTACGTAACCACTGAAGATATTACTTTTGAAAAAACGGTAGATAATAATTTAGAAGCTGTTGCGCCGTCTAATAACACTTTATATCAAGGACAATTATCTGAAACCACTTTTAGAGCTATTGGTGAGCCTTATGAAAATATTATCTTAATTGATTCTTTCACTTCCAAGCAATTTAAACAAAGCACGTCAAATGTTCGTAATACTAAGTTTATTAGTGATAATGCCTTTAACGTTTTTGTACAAAATGATACTACAAGAGAGTGGACAGAATATGAAGAAACTTCTTCACTCTTTTTGGAAGGTGCAGAAGCTAAGAAATATGAAAAGCGTTTAAACGGTAGTGGAAACTACGAATTTAAGTTTGGTAATAATATAAACGGTAAACAATTAGAAGCCAATGATACGGTTTTAATATTTTACGTTGTCTCGGATAATGAATCTGGATTAATTGGCCCTAACACCTTTAATAATGCTTCCTTTACGCTATATGGCTCCCCCAATTTTAATGGTGTTAAAACAGCGATTTACGATACTAATCAGACATTAATTACACCATCACAATTAGGTAATTTGACGATTAATAATCGATTTGCTTCTTCACCGACAAAATTAGCTGAAACTGTTGCTGAGATACGACGTAATGCCCCGAAAGTATTTGCAGCACAAAATCGTTTAGTAACCAAAGAAGATTACGAGTATCAAATTAATAGAAACTTTAATAATCTTACCCGAGATGTAAAAATATTATCTAATAATGATTATACATCAAAGGTGTTGTCATATTATAATGACATAGCCTCTATACCCGGTAATGATGACTCAAGAGTGCTGTTTTCACAGGTTTTATTCTCTGCATCAACATCATTTAATAATGTTTATGTCTATACAGTACCAAATAGTAATCCTACTCTAAATGGTCGTACACCAAATTACTTGAATTCTGCTCAGAAACAACTTATTGCAGAATTTTGTGAGAACAAAAAAGACGTTACACAAAACGTTGTAGTTTCAGATCCAGTATTTAAAGCATTTGCATTTGGTGCAGCTAATGTAGGTGATGACTCAGTAGATGATACGGTTAATAATACACAGCTTCGCGTTACTCTAGACAAAAATCAAGCCACCAACGATGGTGCCGTTAGATCAGCAATATTTAACATAATTAATAATTATTTTGAAGATGTTCAGTTAGGTGATATAATTGATGTAGCTGATCTCACACGAGATATTATTAATATTCCTGGTGTTACAGATTTGCATACAATTAATGGTGATGCGGAAGTTCCAAATTTAAACTTTATTATATGGAATCCAGATTATAAAGAAGAGGATAACGTTCTACAATCCTTAAATTATCAATTAGAAGATTTTCAATTTGCATATTTCTACGATCCTCAAAATATCACGAATAAGATTGCTATACGACGATTGTAGGATTAAATATGTTATATGTCGTTAAGTTCTCTACAACTCGATTCATCTGGTGAATTCGATTTGCTATACAATTTTTTCTATGTGCGAGATTATAGAAATGTAGAGACCTACGAGACCTTTGCACTTCCCTTTACACCTCTACATTTTACACCTAATTTAAATGATGGTATAGAAGATTTTGTCTCTAACAAGCGACTTGTATGGAATTTTGGTGACGGTACCACAGTAGAGAGTGTTACTGCATCTCACGCATATGACAAGCCAGGTCAGTACAAGGTAACATGCCATTTATATGATAGGGTAGGTACTGGCTATTTTGACACTTTCTCTTCAAAGGTAAATATTAAAGACTATATTGAAGATACTCTTGATATTAGTGTCAGCAATTCTCTATCTTCTACATTATCTGCAGACGCTGGACAGCTAGAAAATCCAATTACCGTTGATAGGTATAATTCATATAGATCTCTCGAATCTAGTATTCCGTCAATAGTAGCATATTCCTCTGCTGGGACTGATAATGATTACTTTCGAAATAATTATTCTAATGAAACTTATGGTCATTTAAAGCCATATTCCTCATTTGTACAAAAATTAACATCAGGTGGAATTGTTGAAAATATTGAAATTGACAAGGTTATTACTGAAGATACACCTATCTATATCAAACTAAGCAGTACTGAAATTATACAAACTACGAAAGCAGATCCTGATGCTTTTTATGCAGGCTTAACAGGAACGGCTGATGTTTATTTTAAGAGTGATTATCCGGGTAAATATAATCTTATATTTGGTTATAAGGAAGGAGATATTTTTAAATATACTAACACAACCAATTATGGTGTGTCATCCACAACAATTTCCAATAACACGTATGACAAGCTTTCATTTTCATCTAACGGATTAGATGGAGAAGGTCCCAACAATTCTTTTACAACTTTTAATATTGGATCTACAAAATTTGCTACAACAAAAATTGCGTTTGTAACTAAAGTAAAGGATGACAATAACTTTACTCAAAAGAACATGCCATTATTAAGTGCAGGAAGTGGCCCTGAGTTAAATCTTGTGTTAACAAATGGTACAACCAATTACGATATTGATATATCTTCTAATTTCTTAGATCTATCAACTCTCGATACTGGTGGTTTTTATAAGGGGTATTTTGTAAGTAACAACTCTGATACCTTGGAAGATGTATATCTTTCTGGTCATACGACGTATTCTGGTAATTTTATATCTGGCGCTAGTAGTACGTTTACTATTTACCCAAGTAGCTTTTATACAGTTTCCAAGAAGGGGGAAAATATAGACTTTAAAGCCGCCTTTAAGGATATTGCAGAACAACCATTATTTACTGACGCAAGGGTTTTGATGAGTGATTTTATTGGATCGATTTTTGGAGATTTAAGCTCTACACAAGATTCTATTGGTAAAGCAACGTATGAAAAGATACAAAACTTTTTTGATAATAATACATCCATCGATGAAAGTAATGTTGATGAGCTTGACGGCATTTTACAAATGCTTAACTTACCAGAGTTAAATAAATATTCCTTCCCACCCAAACTTAATAGGCTCATTGATTTACTATCTATTAGTAAATCTCAATTATTTGGTCGTCGTAATAGAAATCAAACACACTACCAGTCTTATGGTTATCGAGATAATGAGTTTTACGGCTTTAACTTGGGTGACAAACTAGATGCAAATAGTATTATTGTTGCTGGGCAGCCAATAGTAGCTTCTGAAAATTATAGTGGTAAATTTATGTCATTAAATACTACTCTACCTCTTAGTGCTAGAACCACACCTACTATTGCTATTACAGATGGGTTTGTATATGGTACATCAACAGGTCAGCTAGTATCTGCTGCATCAGAAGAACTTAATAGCGGTACTCCCATTACACTTGAACAATTTGGGCAATGTGAAGTTCTTACAGAAGGTGGAGATGATCTTTTAACTCAATCACTATCGTCAAGCTCACAATTCTATAGATTGGGTGATTATAATACTACCTGGGGGTGGCCGCTTTTATCTGGCGGTGGGCGTGATATTTTAGATATATATAATTTTTACTATCAGAAAGATGTAATTACTGATATCGAAAACTCTATAATTGATTTTAAGGATCCTAACAACACTATTTCATATAGCCTTACATCTTATAATGATTGGTCGAAAAATGACGGCACTATGTCAAACATTTTCTCACAATCATTATATGAAGGGCTCAAACTTTTTGAAGATTAATAATTATGTCTGACCAATCTATAAGAACAGTTCTAGTTAAGTATTCTATCACTAACCCTGATATTACAAATGGTGTGTATAGAGATACTATTGCACCGTTTTCGTTTTTAGACTTTATTACTAATACTCAAGCTGATTATTCACCAGATGAATATAGCTCATTTTACAGTCAATATCTTCAAGCCTGGTATTCTAATCAAGATGCATCCGATGAAGAGCAGCAAACGCAATTCAAAGATTATTACAGGCAGTTCATTAGAGAGATAGTGATTAACTATACAACTGAAACTGAAAAGCGTTTCTTGGAAAAAATAAATTTCAATGATCCAGCTGATTTAGATGTCGCTATACCATTTTTCGCTAACCGTCTTAAAGATATTGCATTATTCTATAAGAAAAAACGTGATGAAGGTAAATATGTAATTGATAGAAATAAGCTTAAAGGTAGCTCCGGTGGCTTGGAAAAAGCTATTTTCGACAATATTTATAATTTTATTTTTAATACTGAAGATTCTTTAAATACGGAAAATTTGACGGTTTTCGATGCAATTAAAGATTTAGGGATAGAGATTGAAGAATTTGTTGATGTATATGGTGATTACTTTGATGTACCTTCTATTATTAATGAAGCAGATAACAGAAATGAAATTGAAGCAAAATACTTTTTAGATCCGGCTGGTATTGAAGCTATTTCTGGTGATAATAATTTTTTAACTAATCTACGAGCATTTAAAATTAATCCCAAGGCATTAACACCTAGCGAGTTTGATGCAATTTGTAATCCGGATAATGAATTAGTACAGCTGGCTAATCAGTATAGAAAGGGAGGATTATCAGTATCAGAGTTATATTCTTTAAAACGGGCTTTGATTTCAAAATATATAGGTACAGATATTTACTATATCAACACTACAACGAGCCCCGCTACATCAGGTATTTTAGTTAGAGCAGATACACCAGCTGCTAATGCTCTAAATTTACAAGCTGCTAATACAGCTACAATTGAAAGTAATGAGATTCAACTGCTTAGGGATACTGGTTTAAATTTTAAACCGGATGATATTGGTTTGTTCAAATTGCGTGCTGATAGTTATACATACACGATAGATACTAATGTTATAGAGTCGGATGAGGTATACATTTTCCCAGATCCGGCTAAGTTTGGAAATGTCTCTACAAACTCTCAAGATAATTACCCTATTTTTTATAAGTTTGATTATAGGCCCAATACTAGAAATGTATCAAGTGGTTTTGCAACAGGTGATCCTAAGATTACGAATAAATCTACAACTTACGAATCTTACACCACCAAGGAGCGTAATGATTCGCAGTTAGTAGATCGTAATGATATTAGTTATAAACTAAACTTTACAGACTTATACAATCAAGGATTAGTATCGAAATATCAAACAGATATTTACGGGAATGAATATGCTTTATTTAAAGCAGAACCTTTAAAACCCATTAGCGACAGCGCATCTTTAAATATTAAAAATTTGCTTTTAAATGGTCATGTGTTTTTTGACGAAGTTGATGGTTATAATTTTAACTATTCTTTAACAGGTGTTAACGGTACAACGATTAGATCAGGACTTAGCACATATACTAACGGCTTAACCGCTCTAGATACACCACTTACTCTTTATATGAGAGAGTTTTATCCATATCAAGAGCTCCTCCAAGATACAAGAAATTTATTACCATACTGGCGAGATGGTGGTGCATTTACATATTTAGATGGTAGTGAACTTCCTAATCCACTTACAGGTCTAGGGCCTGGATATCCTGCATCCACTAATTATTACTATACAGTTTTAGCTGAAGGGACATTCCCTACCCCGGTTGATATTCAAACAGAGCAAACACCTCTATCTGATATTACAACAGAAGCTGACTTTAATATTATTGCAGAAAACGCTGAACTTACTTTTGCTACAGATGTAAGATATTATCTTTCCGCTGGTGGGCAATATAAGCGCTACGAAGGGGGATATTTTACTGATGAAGTGGTAATGCCTAACGATTTTATATACTCAGACAACTACCGTTATTTAGATAACACTGATTCAAGAGGTTCAACAGTTATATCCAATCTCACATCGTTAAATACAACCCTTACAAAAGAAGAACAGCAAACATTAATAGGTAATCTTTACGTTAAAAATGGTACATACTCCACGTCTGAGTTACTATCATCTGCACTTAATAAAACCATTACGAAATATGCACCTTCAATTCAAAATCAAATAAATCACGAACTTTTAGATTTTGATATTATACAAAACACCATTTTCCTTGAAACTAAGTCAACACTTATTATTGACAAAATTTCATATGATGAAGGAGCGTTTACTAAACCATCAACTATTAATACCACATTTTCTGTTAATAGTGCCAATATGATTGAAGTGTTTACAAATAGGTTTTACAATGAAAAAACTGGTAAAGTATATTTTGCGCTTTTCAGAGATAATTCTAACGATACGTGTGCACCACTTGCGGATAATTATAAAGCAGTATATCCTGAAATTTATGAGTATAACATTCAACAAAATTCAACATCTAAGCTATATCCAACTGGTACAGATGACATCACATTGAGTGCTTTTGAATTGAATGTGGAGTCTCTTTCATCTCGTAATTACACACCAGATTCTGTACATACTCCTAATTTAACTTACAACAGCTTAAATGATATATTTAAACTAACGTATATGATATGTGATAAAAACGATTTCACACACTTAGTGGATGCTTCATTTAAGATGTCAGATAATAAACTTATCGTTGTAGATTCAAATAGATATGAACCATTAA